AACTGGTTTGTCCAGATAATAATTCGTTGGTAATGGGATTAAAAAATATACGATAAATTTGAACCTTACTACCTTTGATTCTTTCATCTAAAATCAATCCCATATAATTGGGTGTATCTGGTTCACTGGCATCTTTGGGTATACCACTTATGCTAAGTTGAATACTATTATTAGTAATTTTTAAATCATCCTGCATTTGATTCACACCAAGAAAGTGTCCCAATGCCTGATAATTCTCACCATTGAATGTAATCGGGCTCCAAGTGTTGGCCAAACGATAGACCGTGCCATTGACTGTTAATCTAATTAACATTCCATGTCTAACATTGGTACCTTGGACTGCTGGTATATTAAGCATTATATAACTTTCTCTATAAGTTCAAAATCATCTGTAAATTGCATTCTATTTCTTGACACAATATCATATGTAGGAAATTTAGTGATCAACATATGAAATTCACATTCTATTCCAACTTTGATATCGCCTGTGACTGCGATATTTTCACTGGTGATTAATGGTCGATTCACAGTCAATATAACTGTGCTACCTGAACCTCTAGTCACAGTGTTTACCACAGTATATGGATAACGACTATTAGTAGGTTGTATTAAATCACCTGCGGCAAACACCACAGTATTAGTAGTTACTAATCCCTTGGCTGCTGGGGCACCAATACTGGGTAAACCACCAATGGTCACAGTGGTACCTGTCCAAGTAGTGGCTGTAAAGTTGCCAATGTCGGTAGATTTAATACCACCTTGATATTCAGTGAGCCAATGTAGATTAGTATTATTGGCTAGATTTACAGTGACCTCTGTGTTACGATCAGTGTTAATCAAGTCTTCCACTAATGCACGATTAATATCATAGGCAAAATAACCTGCTGGAGTAACAGTCATACGCCAAGGTTGAGCACTATTTCTAGTTGCTGCTTTAATTCTAAAACTGCGACTGATACTTTGTGATACTACACGACGACGATCAATTCTAATCTTTGCAGCTGAATCTATAATGGTTTGTATTGCTGTCATATTATTCCTTTATGCTAAACGCTGACTTGGTTGGCTACGACGACCTTGTTCCGTCACAGCATAGATGAACTGTGGATCACGAGCTACTAAACTTCTAAAACTACTAGCATCCACAGCTTGTATATTGTAATTAACATTGGTGATTGATGGTTGATATCCTTGACCTAGTTGATTGTTTGGTATGATTGTTCCTGCGCTACCTGGTAAAAACATTTCAGGTCCACGTTCACCAACCATAATTGGACTTTTTCCGTCTGTTTGTCCACCTGCTGCAAATCCAAACACACTAGCAATACTGCTAAAGATATTACCTGAACCACCTGACATCATACTAACTAATAATTTTTTAGCCTGTATACGAGCAAAGTCAGCAATGATACTATTGGCAAAATCTGTGAAACTCCATTTACCAGTTGTAACTAATGATACAAACATATCTTCGAATCCTTTGGTAAAATCACTGAAATATGTTCTAGCTTCATCAGCAGCATTAAAAGCATTTTCTTTATATGTGGCAAATGCCTCATCCCAACCTGCACTCCAACTACGACTATTTTTTAAGTTTTCAATTTGAGCATCAGATATATCTTTCCATCCTTGAGCAATCTCATCTAATCCAGCACGAAGTCGATTATATTGTTCAATACTACCATCATAATTATCAAAACTATCAATAAATGCCTTGGCTGCTGCTTGAGCATTTTTACGAGCATCTTCTTGTATTTGAGCCATTTGTCGAGCAAGTGGACCTTGACCTATTTGTGTAGTTTCAAATTGAACTTCAGTTTTCTTTAATGTAATACCTTCAGTGATATCTTTTAATGCTTTTTCAACTTTAATTCTTTCATCATATTTTGCATTGATAAGATCTAAATCTTTGACTAATAGATCATTGGCTATTTTTTCCTGTAAAGCTGCATATTGTTTATTTTTAATCAATTCAGGTAAGGCTTTTCCTTGTTGATCATATAATTGTTTTTCAGTGTTTATTTGTTCACCAATAACTCCAATCTTAGCTTTTAATTCTCGGGCACTTTCACTGTCTCTTAATCCTTTAGGTATTTTATCATATTCTAAATTTAACTTAGCTTGTTCTTGTTGTAGTTTTCTAATAGCATCACTGCGTTGATGAGTTAATTCAAATAATGCGGTATCAACTTCAATTTGATCTTTATCTTTAAGAGTAAGTTGACCTTTACTCATAACTTCATCTGCATCAAATTTTAATTTTTCTCTAGTATATTGTAGATTAGCTTTAAGATCATCTGTTTGATTCTTTGCTGCTAATCTAGCCAATGCAGTGGCAGCAGCTAATTTCTTTTGTTCTTCTTCATTGACTCGACTTTGAGTGGCCACTGCACTCATTCCTTCTTTGACTCTATCCCATTTATCACGATAATCACCCAATGCATCAGCAGCTTGTTCAGTTGATTTAGTTGATGAATCTGTGGCAGATTTAAATCCTATAGTAGTGGCAACTAATGCTGTAACTCCCGCAACAAATCTACCAATTGGTGCTAGACCTGTTATAACAACATTTGTCCAAGCAACTATTTGTGCTGCTGTGCCTGTTCCAAATATATCAGCAATGCCGGCTGCTACTGTGGCTGCTTCGGCAGAAAATGCCGCAAAAATACCACTTATTGTTCCAAATATTCTTGTTAGTCCTGCTCCAAATTCAACTACAGTAATTAAAACTCCTGATGCAGCAGCTCCAAATGCAACAATGCCTTTATAAATCCATCCAACTGCCACAGTAAAACTAGCAATGTAAGCAATAACTTTGATTACACCTCCCCATTCTTCCCAAAATTGTCGAACACTGGTTGCACCAGATGACAAACTGCCGGATAAATTTAATATAGTTGTTGATAAATTTTCACTGATATGAAATGTTTTATCCAATTCATCATAAGATAATTTAACCTGCGTTTGTAATATTTCAAATGCTTGTCCAATGGTAACTACTCTGGAACTAAACTTTTCATCAGTGGCTCCTTCAATAGATTTAAGAAAATCTACCATTTGTTGAGCTGTGATTAATCCTTGTGATCCAAATTTTCTTAATTCTCCAGCAGTAATACCTAGATGATTGGCAAATTTTTGCATAGTATCAGGCATTGATACCATTAAACTATGTAGATCATTACCTTGGAATGTGCCCAAAGCCATGGCCTGACTAAATTGATACATTGCACTACTGGCTTCTGTGCTACTTGCACCTTGAATAGCCAATTGTTTAGTTAGAACATCTGTAATAGTGGCCACATCTCGTTGACTTAATCCAAGATCTCTTGTTGCTACTTGTAGTTTGGTAAACAATGTGGAAACATCTGTGAGACTTGCTCCAGTGTTCAATGCAATGGCTGCTATTCCACTAAAGGCATTTTTAGCATCCTCGGCACTGGAATTTAATGTGTTTAATCGATTAGTAATATTGGTCAATGAATCTGCAAATGTGGCAAATCCTCTAATAATATCACCTGATACAATACCAACAATAGTGGTTTTAAGAGCATTAAGTGAAGTTATCGCAGCTCTAGTATCTGCATCTACAGTTATTGTGGTATCTGCCATATTATTTCATCCTTGCTATTTTTTTAACTTGATTATTCCACCATTTTGTAAATGGTCGTGTCATTCCTGCGGGTGCCTGTTTACTTGAACCACTGTCTAATCTACTTGCATAGTTATAGTTTCCTTGAATACTATTACCCATTAGATTAGTATTCCTTCTAGCATTACCTGATTTAATTGGTGTTAATGCTCGATATTCTACAAGACCGTCTGCAGGTAATTTATTCAATGCAGTAGTTTGCTTTTGAATCTTAGCAGTTATATTTGTAGTATCTATTTTAATACTGATTATACTCATAGAACACCTTGTTTAATTGCCAATAATTCTTCTTTACTATAATGATCAAATTTACCATCTGCTTCATTTTGTTTAATCTGCTGATATCTAATTGCACTGTTGCAGATGAATAAATCAAATGTTGATGCTTCTGCAAGTAAGCGACTAGGAAGGCAACCATAGCGTTGAGCCATAATGTCTATGTTTAAGATTGCTGTCATTCTTAATCCTTCCCTGTCAGATTCAGCAGCGGTTACTTTCCCAATGTTTCGGTCATTTTATTAAGAACTTTTAATAAGACCGGTGTAGGTAATGTGCTATCACCTACTAACAATGGTTGACCTTTTTCATCAAGAATCATTTCTCGCATAGTGCTAATTAATTGTTCACTAGTATCATCTTTATTAGTAGCTAGTTTTAAAAATTTATCTAATGGTTGACGATCATAGATCCACCATTCAATTGGTTCACCAAATTCTTTGATAGTATCCTCGTCATTGAGTTCTATCTTAATCAACTGTGGAGTTGCAATTAGTGTGTTGAGTTTCATCTTTTAATCTTCCTTATCTTTTAATATGTGTATAACCGATAGAGCGAATCTCAATCGGCTATTAACTTTGTCTAGGTCACTTTGCGCTGCTCTAACCTCTGCGAGACTTTTGGCAACTTCGGCTTCTAGACTGCGTAACAGGTCATTGTTTGAGTAATGTCTTAAATCCATAAATCTTTCTCCTGCTGACTATTTAAGTAATCATAGAAAAAGGGCCCAATAAAGACCCTTTATTCTAAATCAATTACTTGATTAAACTGTGTCTGCTGTCAAGTTACCATTCACTGTGATAGTGATAGGACTTACCCAAACTGGTGCAGTTGGATTAACAGTAGGTGCTAGGTTAGTGATGAAACCACTTCCTTCCACATACTGAGCACCAACACCACGACCATTGAAATATACACGGAAATATATTTCAGTAGCATTGTTGCTTAGATCGAATAGACCAGCTACACTATTGCTTCCTGTGAAGAATGTTGTAGAGTCTAAAACCATATTAGCAGCAATGCTGTTTGTAGCAGGTGTTGAAACCGCTAATTGTGAGAACACATCTAATTGAGTCCAATTAAATACTCCCGCTGCATTGTTTATAGTGACATTCTGCAACGCTGGAACAACATAACCTGTGCTAGTACTAGCGATAGTACCAGTAGAGATTTGAATTATTGCGTGTTGAGAAGGAGCACTGACATTAATATATGACATCTTATTTTCCTTTATTGTTTTACTGTATCAAATCTAAATTCAAAATTGTAGATCAATACATCTTCTTGTTTATCCACTGTGTAATCACTTTCCGATTGGAAATTAATTACATTCGTCGAATCCTTGGCTGATAATATTCGTGTAACCACAGAGTCTAATTGTGTAGGAGTAATTTTTGCGTCGCAGGCCAAATAGACATTTGCTATCAATTGGTCTTGCATAACATTGTTACCATCTAATACAGGATAAAGAGTTTTCTCTACCCGGTATTCCTGATCAACATAGATCTTCTTCATATTCTTACGGTATAAAGGATTTCCACTAGATTCAAAGGGCAATTCAGTGACAACAGCAAACTGGGTAAGTGTGCTAATTGCCTGAGTAATTGCTGATAGTAATTGTGTTCGCATTATCTTGCTCTTTGGATGTTGGTTCTAGTGGGCATCTTTTCTAAGGGAGTGATTGTGCCATTCCCTGAAAAATCATACCAACTTCCATCATCGATTAACTCTTGAAATAAACTTCTATACTTTTCATTCATAAAACCAATCTTGGTTTTCTCCGCACTATCCTGTGTGCTAAAATCTGCGATCTTTGGATAGATATAATAACTCAATGCGTAATAAACACAAAGGTCAGTGAAATCTGGCTGTCGATCTAGAATGTAGTTAGGGTTAGGTGGAGGAATTGCCAGTAATCCTGAAGTATAAATCAAGGGATCATATGTTCCACCGCTTTGACGAATCCAGTAGGTTCTCCACCAATCCGTTGCTCCGATGTTGTATATGATCCTTTGTGTTGAGCGCTCCAACAATGCTTCAACAATGGCACTGGTTAGACCTTCATTAGCTTCAAAGACACGTTGATCAATGTTAGTTACATCACTGTATTCTGCAAAAGATATTACATTACCTTGAAATTTAATAAATGCCATTGTTGTTCTCCAAGAATTCTAGAATATTAGTTTACCACGCCTTCGGCAACGATTGCACAACCGAATGCTTCTTGAATAGCAGCAGCACCGGCTACAGCTTTTAGAACCATATCTGTTGCACGAGCAGCAGGTAGATATAAAGTATTAAGATCAATACCACCACGCATTGCATGACCTAAAGCACGAGCATCAAAGACACCAGCACGATAAGCAGTTGCACCACCTGTGGTCACTGCTGTGACTAGAGCGCTTTCGAAGATGTTAACACCACCGATGCTACCTAGATAGAAACCACTTAGCACGCTGTTACCTGTGTCACTCAATGCTGGAACATTGGTTTGTGAGCTATAAGTCAATTGTTTCTTGATATTATATGCTTGGTTAGGATGAACAACTCCGAAGAATGGTCCAGTTAACTTTTGTGTGCGTAGTTTAGCAGCAGCTTGAAGAATCAAATCAACTGTTAATTCAGTGCTGGTGCTTCCTAGAGCATTTGTGCTAAAGTTAGCAAATTCAGCAAATACTTGTGCGTCAATGCTTTCAGCAATTGCACGACCAGATTGGTCACCCAATTGTGCCATTACATCACCATAAGAACTATCACGCAACATATCTGTTACTTGATTGTAGACCACGTGCTCAGCCAATGTGATTGTTGGAGCTGTGGTGTTTGTGGTTTTAGCAGTTGCAGCTGCCTCGTCAGTGATTAACTGAGCGGAGATAGCGGCCCATACTGGAACCTGAACAACTTTACCAGCGTTCATAGGCACATCGAATACTGTGACCATTTGGCGAGCAACGGAGTTCTCATAGGCAGCAAATTGAGCCTGCGCTACGAAGTTTGCATACAATTCATTGTTAATGTTTGTATTGTTATTTGATGGATAACTCATTTTATAAATCCTTTAGTTTAATTTTTTTTGTAATCCCAAACCTAGTTCTTTATATAATTTCCTATCATTAGGATTCTTAAAGTCTAGTTTTGAAATATCTATTTTTTCTTGACTACGACCAATATTGGATTTACTATTTGAGGTGCTGGCTCCGGCTGCTACGAAATGTGGATTAGTGTCTAAGAATTCTTTGACTAAATCTGTTACTCCGAAGGGTTGACCTTGGTCGTTGTATCTAACTGTTCCCTTTTGATCGAGAACTTCTACCTCACCATTATCGTTCAACCTAACCTGTGGTTTTAACAATGCTTTGACTTGATCGGCATTGACTGCACGAAACTGAGCTGCTGCATTGACCAATGGCACATCTACTGTATATCCCTTAATGATCTCATCACGCTTACGAATTTCTTCGTCTTTTTTCTGCGCCAATGTCTGCAAAATCTGATCGAACTCTCCGCGCTTTTTTTGCTCTTCAAGTTTTTGTCTCTCAGCTTGTTGCTTGATTTGACGTAGCTCTTCTATATCGCCAAGGTCTTCATACTTGGAACTAAACTTCTTGGTGATCGCATTTTTAGTGCGAGCCATCATGTCGTCAACTTCCTTTTGTGTGTAGAACTTTTCTGCAGCCTGGTTGTTATTTGTATCTGACCCAGTGTCATCATTTGCCAATGTATTGTCGGACATCGTCGCCTTGCCTCCCCTTCAGAAGTATGTTTATTAGATGACAACCTTGTCATCCAGTGTTGATATTTATTACCTTACCACTTTTTAGGTGGCTTAACCGGCTTGTATGGTTTCTTTTTCATTTCTTAGGTCCTTTATATCCATTAGCATAGGCTGCTTGTCCTTGTCGACTAGCCCGGGCCTGAGCACCTGGTCCAGTATAGATATGTCCATGTTGTCCCCAACGATATCCTGTAACTGGACGACCATCTTTGGTAGTTTGAACTCTATGAACTGGCATGATTATTTCTTTGGTGGATTAAACTTGGCCTTCATACCTTTGGGGGCAGTGGCACGAGCAGTTGAAAGAGCAATGGCCACTGCCTGTGCTTGTTTCATACCAGTGTGTTTTTTCATTTCATAGCCAATGTTCTTACTAATTGTTTTAGTTGAGTAACCTTGAATAAGTTTTGTTTGTTTTGCCATTTTAATCTCCTTAGTTAATTAATGGATCCATACCTAACGCAGCTGCCCGAGCATCATCAATTGGTCCACCAGCAGCCCAACTATCACAGGTGCGTGTAGCAGTGCAAGTAATATCATATAAATCACAGAAACCACTTGGACTACCTGGGATGTCTGCCCACTTAGGTCTAATAGGCAAGTTGCTGGCCAAGATCTGCGCGCCTGGACCCTTGCTAATACATTCCATCATAGGAGTGGTATTAATATAGTGACTGCAATTAGAACATAACTGTGTTCTAGCCTGTGCCTCTGGAACTCCCCATAGATCAGCTTTGGCAATCCAAAATATATTCTCTGGTCGACGTGGATCAGCTGGACCAAGTCCGTGATCAGAAATAGTTGTTAAATGATTTGCCAAATTGAGTTTAGCATCTTGTAGTGGCAATGGACAAGATGCTAGATTAAAAGGTCCTGTTGTTACTTCTACATTGGTCAACATAGAATCAGCTTCTGGAACTTCAGTGATTGTGGCATTTAATTGCCATTGTTGCTTACGGTGAACATCAATACGATCAGCTAGAAAGTTCTGTAGGCCATATTCACGACGCACAGTGGCCAAATCAAATGTATCTTGTAATCTCGCCACAAGGATGTCCAAATCTGCTAGAAGATTTGTAAACATCACTTGTGGGTCAACAACATCCTCAGGTTTGTCAGTCAATTCACTTTCACTGACAATGCTAGTGTAATCACCTTTGGGAAACGCTCCGAGCCGTCTTAATTGTTCAGCATAGTCATCAATTGATTCCTGTGCATCAGTATAGATACCTTCTAAAAATGTGTGATATTGTGGGAAGTTTTTTCCCATAACCGTCCAATGATAGTTGTGGCTTTTTAGATAGTAGGTAAAGTTATTGGCAAATGCCAACAGTAATGATTGTATTAGTTGATCCATTATTATTCCTTATTCTAGGCCTGTAATTGTTGATGAGAAATATCTGCGTGGGCGTGAACCAGGACTAACACTAGTCGGACTACCTGTTGGTGTTGGATTAGATTCCATACCTTGTCCTGCTAGATGACTTGCTGGTTCTGCTGGAAGATTAGGATCGTCTAACAATTCACGCACACGATAATCAATGAGAGCCAATGTTGCTGGATCACTGGCTGCTGCTTTGGCAGTGGTCAACTCAGTATATTCACGTTGAACATCACGTAATGAGAAACTATCTGGATATTTAATAAAGCCAGTAAATTCATGTCCTTGATACAGACCAAATAGATCCCATATCTGTTCTTCAGCATTTTCTAAACTGTCTGCTTTCTCAGCTAATCTAGCATTGAGCAATTGAAATTCTGTTTCCATGGCCACACCTGATGCCATGGCCTGTGTTTTAACACCGCGCACACCACCTGTATTAGCCATCTTATCGATACTTTCACTTAGTTGTGTTATTGTTTCACGAATCTGACTAACACCTGAACTATTATGTTCTAAATAATAGGGATTAAGTGCAGCATCACTGCCATCTTGAAGAACAATGAGACCACCTGCTCCTGAACCCAACTGTGCTGTGGGTGGCACAACCAATGTAGGATGTCCATCCAATCTAATACTCTGTTCAATCTCAGATGTTAGATTATAGATCATACGTTGAACATCTGCAATGTCACCAATATCACTTACGCCTTGACCTCTGACCAAACTCTTCTTAGAATAGATAAGCACTGCTGGCACTCGACCTAGGCCATTGGGTTCAATACTTTTAATATGTGCTTCTTTCTGCGTATCATCTAGAATCCAAGTCTTAATCTCTGTGGGAGTTATTTCTTTTAGAATGGTCATCTTATCTAAGACATCTTCAATGTATTTGATATAGACTAATTCATATTGACCATTAACCTTACGCTCCCAGCTCCAATCATTGACAACCATTGGTGAAACAATGTTCATATAAGGTCTGGCACCTGCTTCAAGTTCTTGTGCCAGTGTGGTTGCACCAACATTGGCTTTTGACATAATTACCCAAGTGTGACCAAATACACTTGCCCAAGTTGCTGCTTCTTTCATAAAAGCATTAAAGTTGCGACCATCATAGTCAGCATCATCTAAGAAGCTTTGTAGATCTGGTTGTCCTTCCCAATCACCAAAGTCACGTTCGATATCCTGTCGGAATAAGAAACTCATATACACTGATATGATGCTGGAACAGTGATTATCAAGTGGGGTTACTTGTAGTCTATTATTATATTCACCACCTTGTTCCAGCACATATCTAGTTAGATAACCTGCTCTACGATAATCATCACCACCGATGAAACTATCTAATAGAAATTGCCAACGACCTCTATTGCGACCATATTCCCAGATGGTCATTGAAAGTCTACGGTAATCGTCCAGTAAGGTCTGATTTGCCATTTGTTATAATCCTTTAATTTGCAAGTTGATGTCCCCAACGACGGATTGTGGGCAACTCTGTGGGTTGACGAATGGGGAACAAGTAGTCTACCATATATCTCAACGCATCATTCATGTGATCGAAACCACTATGCTTGTCAACTTGACTCGTGCCTTCTTTGTAAGTCTGTTTCTCTAAACACTCAATAACATATTTACACCTAGGATCAATATACAAGCCGATAATGCCTGAACTACTACATAATTTAGCATTAACAGCATTGACACCATCTCTAATAGGATTGTGACTTGAAGGTGCTTTTACTTGGAAACCTGCTGTTCTAAGTATAGTATGGTCTGAACGATTTCCTGCCGACGTTTTTCTAGCTGCACCTGCCGGATCTGGATAGCAGATAATCCTCTGCGTAGGATAGCGAGTTTTAATTTCATCCACCAATTCATCTGTGTTACTTCCATATATTTTAATTTCATCTAAGACGTGTAAACCATCTTTGGTCCTAACTGCCACCACTGCACTCATAGGATCCACGTTAAAATCAATGCCAATGTGTATCTCAGCGGGTAAATCGCCCTGATAGGCTCGAACATTGTTCTTACGCTCAAATGCGTAGAATACCCTACCTGAGAATGTTTCAAAAGTGGCCTCAAACTCTTGGCGGAACGTTCTTATATCGAGACTACGTCTTGCTGCTTCAACTTCTTCAGCTGTGACCTGACCACCTTCTATGGTTGTGAACTGAAAACTCTTCCATTCGTCAGGGTATTCATCTGCCATAGTGTAGAGATCATGTGCCCAGTTCATGCCCTTGGGTGTGCCTATGAACAAGGCTGATCCCAGCTTGTCTGCCAGTGTGGGTCTTAATGTTTCATACCATGCTTCAGGATCTATATCGGCGAATTCATCTAAGACTAGAAAATCTAATCCCACACCTCTAAGGCTGTCATAATTATCAGCACCTTTAAGACTAATGGTTGAACCGTTCTTAAGTTCAAAACTTAGGTTAGTTTCATTGACCTTGCTTAACCAACGTAGGTCTTGTAGTCTACGTTTAAGTTTCTTAAACACGATCATCTTAGCCTGTTTGTAGGTTGGTGCCACATACCATACTTCTCTATCTGGTATCCTAGCATTCTTACATAATTCACGGATTGAAAGATGTGTTTTACCAAAGCGTCGACCAGCAATGACAACTTTGAACCTTTGCTGAGCTTCTACTATTTGAATCTGTGGCATGCTTAGTGCCATTACTCGTTATCGCTCCATGGTAATGGTGCGAGAGCTTCACTGTCCATTGGGTTATCACTCTGACCCAATATGTTCTTGCCTAACCATATCAACATGGTAGCATTGCCACTTAGTGCAAGTCTAATCTGAGCACGTCTTAGACTTTGTTTCAAGTCCTCACGACCTTTTGCTATAATGCCCGAGAAATTGTTTCTCAATGTATCTTCATTACAATCAAACCAAGTGGCTATTTCTCTATCATTACAGCCCATTGCGGCCAGTTTATATACATCTGTGTCAAATACCACACGTTGCGTTTTACCTCTGCCAACCTCATAACCAGTGACTTCAACCGTGATCAAATCCTTGGGTTTAGGTCCTGTTTTCTTTCGAGTGGTGGGAGTTGTCGTGGTATCTTCCATATATCATATTTATTAGCCACAAAAAAAGCCACAGTCAAAGTGGCTTAAATTTAGGAATTTTACCAATTAGTCTGGCCTATTTTTTTTTTGAATAGGCAACCTTTAAGTGCTAGAACAGTGGCGGTAGAACTAGGCACCTGTATCCAATAGCCCTGTCTAACACGGTCATATCTACTGTGTTCTGGTTTGATATCATAATCATTGACGTTATTGGCTCGTTGATCAAACGCCGAAATATAATACCATTCATGTTCTATCATGCTTCTATCTCTAATAGTGTGTAATTGGGATGTTCATACTTGTAGATACGATCACCCAAATTAGGTCCTAGTAACTAGGACTATAATTCTATATATTCAATCTTCTTAATGGCCTGACCAGCCAAACTCATAGTAGCGCCAAGTTGCAGATGATGTGATCGAGCTTGATCTCGACTTGAGTAATAGAAGTTTGCAGTTTCATTACCAGTTAAAGTCATAGTGATTAGAAACTTCTTTTCTAAGATTTCTGGGGGTAATATTATGGGTTTTTTATTCATTGTTTTTCCTTATTAATTTAATTTCTCGTTGTAATTTTCGTTGATTTTCAAATAATGTATTAATGGCTGTGCTGACATCAACCATATGTTTTGATACTTGTTCTAATAACCATGCAGTATTCACTTGTTGTCCATTGAGATCTTCCAAAGTTTCACTAAGTCTACGTGATTCTCTCTCAAGTATACTCAAGCGTTCAAATGGATCATAATCATTGTCGAACATACTCATAGTGTTCGTGCAAGTAAAAAGTATTTGGTGGTATCTCGACCTGAGATTCTAGCATTTTTAATCTTCAATTGATTTTCTCTAGTAAGTAAACAGCAGTTGGATCTTGACCAAGGTTTTTCTGGATCTATTCTGGTCATACACAGACTATTCACACTTCTACCTCTTTGACTCCAAGTCTTAGCATCTGGCCAAAAGTCTGACCAATCCTGCAAGGTTAGATCAAATTCTTCTCTACGATATCTACATTGACATAGATGTCTAGTATAGGCTCTATGTCTTTTTTGTAGAAATGTATTACCCTTATTATATATTCTACGCGCCATTATTGTTGCAAGGCCTGTTTTATAGTCCAACCACGTTCTAATCTGGAGAATAGACAACTATATTCTAGGCCATATTCTTCAGCCCAAGCTGATATGCTCTGTGTTTTGTTCTTATATTTGATCATAGTAGCACTTCGACCCAATCTGGTAAGTTCTCGTTGTTCACGCCACTTTAGATTGCCTTTGATCCAACCCAGACGTTGATTCTTTCGACTTAGCAAGGGTTTATTTGGTGGAGGTGGTCCAAGATGTGTTTCTATATATTCAACAAAATCTTGAAATTCACCTCGTTGCCATTCGCAGCCAAATTCGTGATATTTTGCGTAATGTGGTGCACGAGGATTGTAGTTGGCTCCTATTATCCAGCACCAACGGCTCATTAACCAATGTCTATTTTGACTCATATCTTTGTTCCTTTGTTGTATTTATTGTTATTGATCTAGTTCAGAAATCATTGTGAAAACAAATTATCATAGCTGGTATTCTGACTACAAAATAAGTTATATGATTTCTGTCCACGACTAGCTGCTCTCAATATTCTCAATGATTCTTGTATTGAATCTAGATCAGCCAATGGTTGTCCTTCTGAGTGTTTGCAGCCTTCTATGCAAGTTCGACTGTGACATATATTATCTATAATCCAAGGTATGATTCCATTGTGGACATCTGCTACCTTAAATTTATTCTCACTAAGTGCTTGGATCATTTTAGGCATATAATCACTTTCAAATCTCAGCCAATTTGATCGACTCAATGCTCGATGTTTATAGTTGACCATGGCCTGGCAAGCATTGATAATTTGATCAAGATGATCCTTTCTGAATTTTACATATTCCATTTCTAGTCTTCCTTCTATGTATTTACAGAAAGAATAGAAAATGGTAATGCTAATGGTATGATTTTGAATCGTTTTGATTTAATAAAATCTCTAAGAGAAATGAACTGCGTTCATTTGATGTTTCGCTGATCGCTCACATCAATTTTTAAGAAATACATGAACTTTTTTTTATATAGAACAATATACATAAAGAGATTGATGGGCTTGCAGTCAAGAGAGGGCAAATGTAGTTTCTGACATAAAAAAAATGTCTCACTACCTTTGCCCACTCTCTTATGCAACCTGCATCAATCCCCTTATGGGTATTGTCCCTTTCGGGATTGAGAGTATTCAGTGTGTTTTACAGAAGAAGTTTGACTATATGTAACTTCTAACCATTACTGGTAACACAGGGCATACCCCTCAAGACTTTATCCGAATACTTACAGTCTCTTAACGGGCGACTAGGATTTACCCCTCGTTTATGATCTAGTCGTTTTTATTTGCATCCAGTCTGGATGCTGCATCCAGGATTCTTAGATGACTGACCTTAGTTGCCTTATTTTTTGTTTTTGTTGTGCCTTGATAATCATATTCTTTAGATGCTTATTTGTTGCCTGAATTGTAATTTTTTCTAGTTTAGTTAAATGTTTTTGTTTTAGAGAACACTTATTAGTATAAGCATAACTCCACAATGCCGCAAAGAATCCTTGTTCCGATTTATCTAACTTAGTCCACATTTCTTCACGCCATTTAATCAGTAAGACAACATCGTCGGCTTGAGGATGCTTTTCCAAATCGCTGGCGTAAATACCTTTTTGGCGACACCAAAGATTAGTATAATGCGTTTTTTCTGACTGTGAAAGTTTATGTTCTATCATATCGGCCTTGTATTTAGTATATTACTAAAATAATGGTATGTAAACAGATATTTTCGCCAAAGAAAAACCCCAGACATTGCATCAGGGGTTTTTCACTTTATTGATTGGATTTTAAGACTAAGTTTGCCGCTATGATATTAAGAGATACTGCAACCAATAAAGTATGTGTCCGAGGAGGAGTGCTTATCATGGAACATTACTCGAACACATATATTTATTATACATCTTTTAAACCATTAAGTAAAGCATTCTTTTTGCCACATCCAATACATTTACGCCACCATTGGGATTTTGAAGTATTATGATGTTTGAGATAATACACTACTTTGCGATTCTTAACTACTAGTTCACATTCATCACATTCTTTGGCTTTGGGTACCAATGTAATAGATTGTTCACGATATTCGTCGAGATTACGATTTTTCTTTTGAATGTATGATTTTAAATTAGGTTCTAGTAGTTCATCAACTAGATCATTGAATATTTTGGGTTCCATCAGTTACTTATCAGAAACCCAAAATGCTAGAACTTCATTAGAATTGTGGTAATTAGGCCTAATATACTGGCAACTATGGTCGCAGTACTAGTAATAATAATTCCAGTCATTTTACTAGCATTTTTAGTTAGAGCACTATGAAATTCATTCATTTTTTGTTCTAATTTGTCTAATCTATCGTGTAAATTCTGGTATCTTATCTCACACAATGCCACGTGTGTAGCAAGGCTTTCAGTTTCAATTTCGGTACTCATATTATTCTGAAGTTGTTGTGGATTCTATCTCTCGTGGTGGTAATCCAAAAAAGATTCTAGCAGCATCTTCTGATGCAAACCATGTCCATCCCTCTATGGGATATGAATAAGTATCTTTATCTTCAATATATAGATCATAGCCCGGACCATTAACAAAGTTTGGTGCATAGGCAAAGTATCCATAATCATCTACTCGATAAAATCCGCTGGTTGTTTGTGTTTCCATAATATTATCCTGTTATTGTCCAACCCTTGGCTGTGGCTATGGATTTAGTACTTGTTGCACTACCCCAGTTGCCAGTAATTGTAAGAGTTTTACCTGTGCCCGTGGCACTTAGATTAGTATATATCTCATTGAGTTCGGTGGCACCAATATTTGCACCACCTAAACTTACACCTGTGACATTTAGACCAGTCATTCTAACTCTGGATAGATTTGCATTAGTACCAAACATTGTTGTAACTGTGCTAGCAGATGAAACAACAAATGCTGGTAAATCTCTCAATGATGTGCAATTGATAAATGTACTTGACCAAGCTGTCACTGCATTAGTATTGAATACACCAATAGTTCTTAATGATGTGCAACCTTGAAACATTGAAGTCATATTAATTAATAATGTAGTACTTGTGGTAAATGATGGTATAGTTGACAATGTAAAACATCCATTAAACATACTAGTTGCATCGGTCAATGCAGAGAAGTTAAATGCTGGAACTGTGGTCAATGATTTACAATTTCTGAACATACTAATTCCTGTGGCCACTTTGACAAAATTAAATGTCGGAACAGTGGATAGTTCCCAACAATCTTGAAACATACTAGTGGCAGTAACTACATTGCTGGTATCAAATAAATTCACTGTGGTCAATGCCTGACAGGCTTGAAACATAGTAGTAGTAATAGTAACTGATCCAGTATTGCTTAAAGTCACTGAAAATAATCCACTACATCCATTAAACATACTGGTAAAAGTAGTAGCAGCCGGAGTACTTAAATTTATAGTAATGATACTATTACAATTTAAAAACATTTGAGTAAAATCTGTGCAATTAGTAAGAGTAAATTGTGGAATATTAACCAATGAATAACATTGTGAAAATGCATTATTCAATGTGGTTACTCTACTTAAATTAAGAAATGGAATACTAGATAATGCATAACAATTATAAAACATTCTACTTGCAGCCACGGCTGCTGTTGTATTCAATGTAAGTGCTCCTATTTCTCTAATTGTAAAACATCCCTCAAACATACTAGTAAGAATAGTTGCAGAAGAAAGATTAAATGCCGGTGCCGAAGTTAATGAATAACATAAGTAAAACATAGAATTTGTAGTTGTCACCTTGCTAGTATCAAAGAATGGAACACTGACCAATCCTAGACAGGTAGAAAACATACTAGCCATACTAGTTACTAGACTGGTATTGAATAATGGAACTGTGATCAAACTATAACATTGACTAAACATAGAAGTCATATTTGTCACTTTACCGGTATCAAATAATGGCACAGAAAACAATGAATTACAGTTTATAAACATACTACTCATATCTGTAACATTAGTAGTTGAAAATAATGGAACAGTGGTCAAACTATAACAACTTTGAAACATAGCACTCATATTTGTTACATTGGTTGTGCTGGCTAATAACACTGATTGTAATGTATAACAATTATAAAATAAACTAGTCATTGAAGTTAATCCGTGATTAACTATATTAACTTGTTCTAATAATAAACCATTTACCACAGGACTGCCTGTTATAAATTGTAAATTTCCAGTAGTGACTATATTAACAGCACTAATAGCCATATCCAATACCGGAGTTGTATAAGTTACCGATGCTGAAGAATGTCTTTTATTAAGATTGAATGCTGTGATATTTTGACCACTCTGAGGAGTAATAGTAACAATGGCCTGACGATATCCCCGTGTAGATAAAGTACCTGAACCTAAATTTGAATAAAGATAGTTATGATTGGCCTGAACACCTGAAGAAATATTTTCGGCGGCGGTTCCATCACCCCAATCTACAGTATAATTTCCACTGGCAGTAAATGCTAAAAAGTTAGCATCGGCATCATAAACTGCTACCAACATAACAATTTTTTGTTCTGAACTACTAGGAGCAGTTAATGTTAACCAATCACCGGGACGAGTCCAAGCATTCAATGGTGTATCAGTTCTTACACGAGTTGCTCTAGCAGAAAGTGTCTTTGATTTTAAATTTCTAAGACTGATTGCACCGGCACTCATTATGTTATCTCACTTCCAAATAAATTAAATGCTAGATATGCAGTACCACCATAGACTGTGATAACATCAGTTGTGGCCAATGTTACTCCCAATGTCATTGTAATTGTATCATTGCCTGCAATTGTTGCATCATAGGCAATGTATTGTTTGGTTGCTGTTGCAGCGCCACCTTGTCTAGCCAATACACGATATGTAGTGGATGTGCTAGATACATTGGCAATGCTCAATGTTGATACTACTGCACTGGTGCTGGCGGGCACAGTGTATAGATCTGTGTTTGTTGTTGCTGCCGGATTTGATTGCCCGAGAATTTTATATGTTGATGCCATTTTAACCTCCCATTAATAAGAATAAATCGGATATTTGAGTAGTGCCACTGCCTCCACCCGATCCTGTTGAACCTGTATAACCTTGTGGTCCCTGTGCGGTGCTTGCTGATCCTGTGTAACCTGCACCTTGAAAACCCTGCGCACCAAATGATCCTGTGTAACCTTGGTAACCTTGAAATCCTTGTGTGCCCACTGAACCAGTATAACCCAAATTACCCTGGTAACCTTGGTAGCCCTGATTGCCCTGGCTTCCTTGATTACCTAAACTACCAGTATAACCCAAATTACCCTGGTAACCTTGGTAGCCCTGATTGCCTTGGCTTCCTTGA